AAAGGTAGGGGCTATATAGAATATATCCTTGCTTTGTGACTCTAGACCTTTAATCAATAACGTCCACGCTGCAAGGTAACTCTTTCCGAAACGTCTACCACACGCTGCTACTTTAAAACGAGCGGGTGAGTTAAATATCTCCATTTGTGCAGGAGTTAAACTTACCTGTATATCACTCATCTTTATCTTCTTCTAGAACAGACACTACTATAGCATCGTATGCCTTGCCCTCTTCCTTCTTACTCTTAGCGATAGACTTAGATAGGCTATGTTCTATAACTTGGCCGCCTACGTGTTCTATTGCATCCTGAGCTTGATTACCTAACTGAGCTACAGTGATGTTGATAGCTTGACCACCTTCATGTTTAACTTCAACATCCCTCTTAGGGGGTAGTATTCGATCCAGACACATCTTCAGGCAAGTCGTATCTCCTTCCATAGCCAATTCAATTACTTTATTGACTATATCAGGCCCTCTCTCAGACATTAATTCTCTAGAGAGTTGAGTATACTTACCGACACTTCCTTTAGGTCTTCCTGCTGGATTTAAAGGAGGCATACCCTTATAGAGTAATGGACTACCTTTATGTTTAGTCTTCTTCTTTCCAGTACGAGGACTTAATTCTTCTGTTGATTTACTCATTAGATGACCTAGATTCTTGACCGCCTAAACGGGGATTCTAATAGTTACAGACATACACATCAGGTAGTTGCGATTTATCACTTTAGTGACATAGCTCGACCCGTGTGATACTTACCGTATACTTTTGGAGTTTGGTTATTATATTTATTATTATTGTAAACTCTTAAAGTATTACTCTAAAGCGTCCCTAAGACACTAATGTACTATTATAACATATTTCTTAGCATAAGTCAAGTCTAATCTAGTCTTCCCCTGTAATACAGTCCATTTGGTCTACGAGAGGATACTTCTGGGCTATTAAATATTCACTTAATGCTTGACTTCCTAATTATACCCCTCTCCCTTATTTCCCCGTTTTCCTTCCCATGTGCCTATGAGCCTGTATACGTTTACAGCCATCAGCCACAGGGGGCCCCCCCATGACCTGTGAGTCATAATATGACCAGAGAGTGCCGAATAGTCACGGAATGACCAAAGGCAGCCCAATAGTCATAATGTGACCATAGTGTGTCTGATAGTCACGGTCTGACCAGTGCGTCATAAGGTGACTAAAGCCAGCCCAATAGTCACGGCCTGACTCACGGGTCACAAATGTCCCCAGAATTGACAAAAGAAAAAGCCTATGGCCCACGTATTTAGACCCCTTGAAACCCCTCAGTATCCAGTATTAAATTGGCATGGTTGTTGCATAGAGTGCCTGTATATCCTGTGGATAAACCATCTGTTTTCTGTGTTAAACCTGTGTATAAAGCTGTGGATAAAAACCTGTATGGATAACCAGTGGAATTGCGTTCGTCTTTAATAGGTATACTGACCCCTATTTGAGCAAATAGCCCTTAGATCGCAATTCTCGAGCTCTCAGGACTATACAATAATGAGGGGTCTAGGTCTATTTTTAATTTAGATGTAATTTAACTTAATAGTTGGCACGGTTATTGCTACGCGCACGTAGACCCTTTATAGGTAAAATATTATTTTTGAGGGGTGATTGTGTCTTTAAACTCAGACCCGTCTGAAATAGACCTAAATTAAGTATTTTATAGCGGTGTCGCGTTTAGGTCTGTAGGGGTCGCATTTAGAATTATTTAATTATTAGACCTGTTAATATAGATGTATGGGATTTAACCGACCCATCTAGAGCCCCTAAAGATTGGATCTAGTCTAGCCTCATCGGTGGGCTGTAACGGCCTTAATGGTCGGGCGTTCGAGTGTAACAAGAAGCGCAGAATTAAATTTTGTTTACCTTTATAGTGGCTTTAATAAATCCCCTTATTAGAGTCACTTTAAAGTTAAACCAACCAAAAGAGTAATTAAATTATGAAAAACAAACCGACAAATAATTTAGAATTATTAGCCACTACTGTAGTAGACGGGGTTAATTATAGAGTAGAGTATCACGGTGATTTTGATCTATTTGCAGTCTGTTGTGCAGATGGTTGTGGTCAGGAGTGGTTCTCTACTAATAACGATATGACCGATAAGGACGACATAGCACTAGCTTTTTCTAGCTATTTAAATGCAGATATTTTACCGTGTAACATTAATTATTTAGGAGTGAATTAAGATGACTAAAATCATTATGAGTACAGACCGTCCAAACAAGACCCAGTTAGAACTGCATAGGGCCCGTAAAGAATTCGAGTATTATCTAGAATTAAAGGGCTTTAAATATGAAGTATGCGAGGGGTCATGGGAAGGCGAGCGCGAGCAATCTTACATGATCACTTTACGGGATGCTGGCATGGGTTTTACTAGCCTTAAACGTCTAGCCTTTGATCTATATGATCAGGATGCAGTATTAAGGGTCTCGGCCTATGGCGGCGCTCGTTTATTCAATTCTGATGAGACTAAGGTAGATATAGGCGAGTTTAAACAAGTCGATTCTATCCCCTTAGATCGCTGTTACACGCAATCTTTTAAGACGGGTAACATATACGCCACCGTTTAACCTTTAAACCTTATACGGGCCCATTTGGGCCCCTTTGGAGAGTACAAAATGAAAAATTATACTAGTTTTAACACGGGTCGTTTTTATGACTGCGAGCAAGTAATAGAGGCTGCAATTATTGGCGACTCTATTTGTCCCATTACGGAATCACTAAATCATATCGTATACTTTAAAGATGATTCGCGCGGTTTAGATTATGTCATCACCATTCCTTGTTTAGAGTGGTTTTGTGAGAGTCACATAATGCGATATTATGACTCTAATGAGTCGTATATGAAACGAGACGGGGATTATCAAGATCGCGCGGTTTTTGAAGCAATAAAAGAAAATCAGGAGATTACAAAATGATTACAATTAAAAACATAGATTGTTATGGCGAGATGTCAGAATATGCGACCGTTAATATGGAAGGCGAATGGGCTGATGGTGAAGAGTTAAGCCAAATGTATTTAGGGTCTCAGGGGTTTACTACTTGGACTCAATTAGTTAATCACGTTATTTTAGCAGGTAAAGAAGAGGGCTATACAATATCTGAAATGGAGAGTGACGAATGAAAACTTATACTACTTTTGAAATAGAAACCGAAGACCTGCACCAAATTACTTGGTCTGGTAGTGTTATATTTTATGCCTATAAAAACGGCCATTTAACGGACACTTTTAACGACTTCCATATTGGTTGTCTGTTAGATGCTAGGGAAAGGGCATTGACCTATTTTTACGAAGAGGGGTTTATAGAAGACCCCTATGTCTATTCTTTTGAGGGGTTTAAAAAATGAAAACTACATACGATAAAATTACAGAAAATGTAAAATTAAACGGTGCTGATTTACTGATGACTAGTTCTTTTTGTGATGGGGTCATCTGGGTCGTTTTAGTCCACACCTACACTCGTAAATACGCCACTTGGGTTTATATTCGCGGTAGTAAAGTCGACTCAATACCGAAGTATTTTGATGATTACAATGACGCGTTTGAGTCGTTTTGGGATCGGGGTAGAGTTATGAGCGGGCCCTCAGAGCCCCTAGAATCCCCTCCAGAGTGTATAAGATTATGACCCTATAGGGTATTGACCCTAAACCATTTAAAGGGCCCTAAGAGGCATTCTAGGCCCTTTAAATGGGTTTATTAGATAGCATTGCAAGTCGCAGTGTCATGTAATAAACCGAAGTAAACTTAAAACTAAAGCAAGGAATAAAATAATGCGTTTAATTGAAAAACAAATGTGGACAGCAATAGAGTGCCAAGACCGTGTATGGTCTAAAGACAATACAGGGGTCGAGTATCGGGCCAATTATGATGAGGCTTTAATCTACCTGCATGGGCATCATATCGCCACTTATGACTACGAAACCGAGACCACTAGGGCCAATGTAACGACCCTTCGTAAATGGCCCACTCGAACCACTATGAGCCGTCTAAGGGCTCTCAGGGTCGATGTCTGTACTCGTAAAGGTATCGTATACTTAGATGATAAGGCAGTATTTTAAGATGATAGAAACAATGGCATTACTCGCGCTTATTTTAAGCGTACCGATTGTCTGTTTTTCGGTCTGTGTTTGGGTCGTTAAAAGAACTCATAAATTAATTAAAAGGATCAAGTAAAATGGCTAAATATCAAAAAATAATAGACGTTTGGACGTTAACAAAAGAACAAAAGCAAGGTTTACAGGCTGGACAGTGGATCACCGCAGGTAAAAACGGAACCCATGCTAATAAGGGTATATGGTGCGGTGTTTCGTCTGGAGGCTCAGATGTGGCTCTCTGGCTAGGTAACATAGCGAGCCTAAAAGGGGCTAAACGATTAGAACGTATTCGATTTATGATGCAGTACGCAAAAGGGTAAATTATGATTATAATTAGATTTTTTACAGGGGCGTTTATCGCCCTTGTTCTAGTTTCTGTGTTTACAGATAACGCCTATATTGCATTAACTTGCATGGTCTTAGGTGGCGTTATTGTAGATAAAATATTTAATAACAACAAAGGACAATAAAAAATGAAGACTGTATTTTTAATATCGTCTAGTGACGGGAAGACTGAAGTGGCTAGCAGTATTAAAGCCGCATATCGTTTGATGTATGATATTGTCGGGCCTGAATATGCCCCTATTAAACAGAATGTTAAACAGGCTATTATTAATCACAATTTTTACCTATATGACGAAGGGCCTATTTTAGTCGGCATATACGCTAAAACATTACATACTCACAATCTAACAAAAAAAGAGGTATAAAAAATGAAACTATCAGACTATAAAGAATTACTAACAAAACATGATTGGCACTATGAAAAAAGCAATGACCCTCTGCGTTTAGAGAGGGGTGAACGGTCATTAAGGCAAATTGTCAAATACCGTAATTTAACGCCTAAACACACTGAAACGTATATTAATTACAGGATACCCTCATAATGCCCTCTATAATGACCTTAGAAGCGTTTAACGAGTTAGCCGCTACCCTATCCATTACTTCTAAAAACGAAGTCTACATCGGCCTTAATGGAGGTCGAGGGCCTAGTCAGTATTATAAGCTAGACCCCTTAACGTCAAACTTAATTTATATAGAAGGGCCCATGCCTGAACTAGAAAAAGAGATGGCACAATATCAATTTAAAGAAGAGGTAAATACACTATGAAAAATCACAATTTAAACGACTATAGCGCAGGTGATGTAGTAAAATTAGAATACGGCAATAATCCCTATGGTATAATAGGGTCGATAAACAGAGACACGGGCCAAGTGCTAGTTAGATTTTCTAGTGGCCCTAAAGTCTATAAATTCACAAGCTTAGAAGTGGTGGTAAAAAATGCTTAAAATTAAACAATGGATTAAGACAATAGACCCTGAAGAGGTATTATTGTTCATTACAGGTGGCGTACTTTGGTTCGCTTTAATTACAGGGGTATTAATGGGGTGGTCGATATGAAAAAAACCATATTAAAAGACAGTGCGTTTAGACGCTTAATAAAGCCTTCTAATGAGGATTCATTTTACTGGTATATAGCAGGTCTGCTAGACTCCAAAGTCTACTCCACCACCGACTATATCGCCTTATGCCGCTATCAAAGCATAGGGTATAAGAAACGTATGAAATTAAGACAAGGCATGGGGTATTAAAATGGTCATAAAAAAAGAGGTTATTAAAGAATATTCATATCAGGCCCTAGACCTATTACGGGTCAGTTATTGGCGCACTGAACGTAAGTTAAAAGCATCACCTGAAGACAAGGCTATTGCAGATGAGTTACTACAAATAACCAAAGCTATTGATATGTCTTCAAAATTAGTGGATCAGATAGAACGCATACCAACTGAGAGGATAGAATAAAATGTTAAAATTTAAAATTGATCGTGAAACGGGCGATGTTATATTAGTTTCAGAGCAAGGTAAAATAGTAATAGATGAGCAGGAAAGGGATTACTTACTAGACCAGTTGAGGTACGCTAGACAGGACGAAACACAAGGCCAGAGTAGTGATATATACGAGACTAAAGAGGCTCTAAAGAGTAAATTAGCATTACATGAGCTATATCAGGATCAGGAATACTGGTCTAATAAATGGTACAATACAAATGCAAAATCCATGTATGAGTATGTAAATTTCCATACCGCAGATAAGGCTAGGGATGCTGCTATTAAGTCGGGCTTAGATTTAGACGACTTATTATTGTTCTAAACCATTAGAGGTAAATACACTATGAAATGCAAATCATGTGACAGGCTATTACTAGATGATGAGGATATTGAATTGTGCAGAAAATGTCTAAAACAAGACGCACAATTTTATGACGATGATGACAGTATTGATGAGGATGAAATGCTAGACGATACTATTGAAATAGAACTTTACACCGAAATTACAGAATCAGACTATTTATTAATGGAATGATATATGCTAAACTCAAAATAGTTCCTTAGCACTTAGGCACTCTTCAGTATTAAACTTTATTATAATCCTTAAATAATTATAAAGAAGTTTCACCGAAGAGCAGCTAGGGCCTATTGTATGGTAGATACCCATACGGTATAATAAATCATAGGTTTTCAGACCTATAAAACGTAATCTAAAAAAGAGTAATTAATTATGAGTCTATCAGTAACAGAAGGTTATATCGCATTTAGTCATGTCTTAACAGAAGACCAGTATCAGGGTCAGGACGTTGGATATAATGTTACATTGTGTATGGATGCAGAAGAGGCTGCTAAGTTATCGGCTTTAGACGTTATCATTAAAGACTATCAGGGTGTGGCACAACGAAAGTTTAAGTCTGGATATAGTATTGATGTCTTGGACGATAACGGTCAGGCTATGTCTATGACTGAAGAGTTACCGCGAGGTACTAAAGTAAGAGTGCAGTGGAAACATGGTAATATCCACCCTCAGCATGGATTAGCTACATACGCTAATCGAATTAAAGTGCTGGAGATGGGGACAGGTGATATTCCATTGGCATTTGACAGCGCTGAAGAGACTACCGACTTCTAGCGTGAGGTAAATACACGATTTACGGTCGTGTGGAGTTACCCGACAAACATCCTGAGTAAGATGTAAAACTGCTTTTTTTTGTCTCTAAAGGAAAGTGAAAATGCAAACAATCATAACAACTAAAGAACAAATAAAACGGGCACAAGATATGTCTGAAGAGATGGGTGTCTTAAAGAACTCTATAACGCGAGGTAAGGGCAATGTAATCGGTTTTCTAGGAGAGGTGGTACTATCAGACCACTTAGGCTGGAAACAGGCTAATACCTACGATTACGACCTCATAATGCAAGACGGATCTACAGTGGATGTTAAGTCTAAACAATGCAGGTCTATTCCACAGCCTCATTATGAATGTTCAGTAAATGCAATCAACACAAAACAGAATTGTGACTATTACGCATTTACCCGTATAAAGAGTGACTTGTCAGTTCTATACTTTGCAGGGGTTATCCCTAAAGAGTTATATTACACATTGGCAGTTAAGAAGTTTAAAGATGATGTAGATCCATCAAACGGGTTTATGTTTAGAAGTGACTGCTACAACTTAGCATTGTCACAATTAGATGATTTAAAGGAGTAAGTAATTATGGTTAGTCAATACACGTTTGATTTAGAAGTCGAGTCATGGGAACTGAGAGTAGTTGTTTCTGTAAGTGGTGGCTATATTCCAGCTAGTATGGAAGAGCCAGCCGAGTGTCCTGAAGTAGAATGGTACATCGAAAAAGTATTGAGCATAGGGTCGTTTGATGATATTGACGATGATGATATTCTGACCGCAGTATGTAATGAACTAGATGATTTAAAGGGGTAACGTATGTTTATAGGTATGATGTTAATTAGTGCAATGTTCACGTTAGATAATCCTGAGTTTGTCAGTGCTGTTAAGGCTGACTTGGCAGCAGGTAAATCATGGACGTATGTAGGTTCACAGCCACCACCTGAAAATGGTGTAGCTATCCCAGTGTCTAGCCTAACGACAGGTGAAGACATCGTATTGTTTGTAACTAAGTAGAGGATAATAAAATGAATATATATGATTTAAGAGATGTAGTAATAGACGGTATTTGCATGGATGATTATCCAGACTTTGTAGATGCTTATATTTCAGAAGCAACAGACGCTAACGGGAATCCATTATCGGATGATCAGTTAGAAGAGTTAACCAATGACAACTCAGAGTTTGTACAGCAAATGGCACACGATGAAGTCATGGGGAGGGGCTAGATGAAACGATTATTGACATTACTTATGGTAGTCTATTTAGCTGGCTGTGGCACACTGCCTCAGAACGATTATAAGAAAGTGTGGTGTGATGAGTTATACACTCACAACGAAGCTACATGGGGCCCTGAAGAGGTACAGGCAGCAGCCCTATGTGCCAAAGAGGATATGATATGAATACAATCAAAGATGATCCCGTAGAGGATGCTCGCATTAAGTATGAAAAAGCCTACAGGAAAAGCACTATCGAACCTAAAGAGATGGACGCT